ATATTAATCGAGTGTCTATACTTCCGTACATAAGTTAATAAAATTCTATATCATTTATTTTGATAGAATGCCTGTTTTTAAGTTTTACATAATCTATGTCAATAGATTTAATAGCCATTTTAATAAAATCTGCTTTATCTTCCAACGAGAATATTTTCCATGATTCCAATAATGCATTTTTAAATTTTTTTATCTTATCTATATCTAGTGATTTTCTGGGTACTAATTCTTTTTGCTTTTCATATTCTGCTATTGTTTCGTCTGTTTCTTTAATCAATTCAAATAATTCTTCTTCTTGCATTAACCCTTTAGCATATAATTTATGATACCTTTTACGTTGTTCCATGATCTTGTCTATATCAATAGTAACGACATCGTCTTTTTGTTTTGTCTTTACTTCATATTTATCTAAGTCTAGTTTAGATAGGTAATCACGAAACACTCTCAATGCTTCATTCTCTGAAAAACCGAAACTTTGTTTTTTAGTCTTACATGTGTTGCAATAATATGTTTTATAAGTAACATACCCTTTCTTTCTCTTTCTTGTTGCTGTGTTCATTGTTAATGTGCCACCACATCTCGGGCAAATAAATTTACCTCTGAACACTGATACGTGACTGACTATTTTAGTATTGATTCGTTCTTCTAGCCTTTCTTTTATTTGTTGATACATTTCTTCGGTAATAATAGGCTCGTGAGAGTTTTCTATAAATACATCTCCCCAAGTATAATGACCTCTTGTTATAGGGTTTCTTAGCGCTCTCGTTATTGTTCTATCTTCCCACCTTTTGCCATTAGGAGGTGGTATATCTGAATCGTTTAATTTTCTAGCTATAGCTTTTGAACTATTACCTTTCATCACTTCGTCATATGCCCATAAAACTACTTTTTTATAATCATTAGGAATGTAAGTGTTATCTACACGATCATAATAAAAGGGTGGTGGTGTGAGTATCATACCTTGTTTAATCGCTGCGCGTTTACCCATCATAACACGCTCTCTAATGGTTTCTCTTTCCCACTCTGCCATAGCACCAACTAACGTAACAAACAGTCTACCCATAGCTGTAGATGTATCATAAACTTCAGTAGCACTTCTGAATGCTACGTTATTCTGTTCGAATACCTCTAATAAATCAAGTAGATCACGCACATTACGTGTAAGCCTGTCTAACTTATACACTAAAACTAAATCAAACCGTTTAATATCATTCATCATACGTTGTAATTCCGGTCTGTCACGCTTAGCGCCAGAGAAACCAGCGTCGATAAATACGTCTGATACACTCCAGTCGTTTATCTCGCAAAATGATTTGAGCTTTCTTTCTTGTTCTTCAATAGAATAACCATGTTCTTTTTGTTCTAATGTACTGACCTGACACGAACGTAAATAGCTACGTTCATAATTCATCACCCCTTAAAAAAGTAAAAAAATAATAAGGGTAGGCATGCTACCCATTTTTTATTCACCTGTTGCGTCTATATAACTTTCTCCTTGATCATCAACTTTTTCAGTACCTACAGGAACATCTCCGCCACCGAAAGCAGAAGGGTGTCCGCCACTATGTTCTCTAGGTGCAGATTGTTGAGTTTGTTCTTTATTAGTATTTCCTTGTTTTTGAGTGTTACTTTGTACGTTAGTGTTTGTGTCTTTACTTTCAGTATTATTAGCAACTTCGCTAGACTGGTTGTTATCTGTATTGTTTTCATTTGCAGAAGATTCTTGATAAGTGTTTTCTAAATCTTTGTTTGATGAATAATCAACAGTTTTAAGTTTAGATAAGTCATATTCTTTAGTACCTAATTTATCTCCACTAATACCTTTAGAGAAATGTAATACTACTTTATTGTCGTTCTTTAATTGATAAGTAGCTAAACCTTTAGCTTTTTCGCCTTTTTTAATTGTATCGTTATAATGTTCTAACCATTCTTTGTATTTACCATTATCTACAACTGTCATACCTGTGTCTAATTCGCTTTCTGTACTTCCTTCATCTTGTTTAACTGTTACACCTGCAGTCCATACGCTAGACGGTGTTATTTCTTCTTTGTTAGTTTTATTCTTAACCTCATATTTGATAGCAATTTCTTTGTTTCCAGATTCTTTATCTTTAATAATAAACGCGTCTTTAATATATAAAACAGCTTGATCTAATACTAATGTATCATTTTTAAATTGAGGTTTATTTTCGCTAACGGTAGTACTTTTATTACCGCTATTACTACATGCTCCTAGTACCAACAAACAACTTAAAATAAAAAATATAACCTTTTTCATTCTGCATCTCTCCTTTTATTTTTGATAACGCTTAATGGTTCAAAATGTATGGTGTAATCATCGTGAATTACAGACAAACCATATTTACTTTTATAGTGATTCAAACAATCTAAAACATATTCTTCCGTAACTTCGAAAAACTCTGATAATTCATAAAGACTGTTGATTCCTCGTCTGTGTGCTTCTATTAAACCGTCTAAAGAAATCACTGTTTCTTTAGCGTAACGTCTAGCATAATTCTCAAACTTACGATTGTTGTACTCATCACTGTTTGTTATATTCCCGTGTGTTAACTTATGATGAGCTATTTCTTCTGCTAAAGTTTCTAACTTCTGCCTAACACTTCTATTATCATTGATAAATATTTCCCCGTCTAAATACAGACCGGACATGAAGTCTGGCATATATTTAGTTTCTGTAATAGGTAAATGGTCGTATTTAATCATCAAATCTTCATATTTACCCACTTATTATCTCCCCTTACTTTCTTCTGTTTCTTATGTAATCAATAAAATTCTCTACTTCTTTTTGTTCCTCCTCTGTTAAATCTGAATAATCCAAATGTGCTGCTACCGTTTCAGTTTTTTGATTGTTAGATAAATCTTTTGTCATTAAATCATCAATGTTCACGTTAAATATTTTAGAAATTTCATTTAAGGTTTTCATCTTAGGTGTGTATTTGCCTTTTTCCCATTCGCTAATACTTGATGCACTTTTTCTACCTAATGCTTTTGCAAGGTCCAGCTGTTCCATTCCTTTTTTCTCTCTTAAGTATTTTAGGTTTTGACTAAACATTTGTTGTACCTCCTGGAAAGTTTCTACCTATATTATACATTATTTCCGGAAATGTACAACAGATTTTCCGAAAATAATTTCGAAAAAAATGAAATAAAAGTATTGACTTCGGAATTACCGAAATGTTATCATGTAGTTAACTTGATTGAGAGGGGTGTTAAACAAAATGACAGTAAACGAAAAAGAAAAACTTAAGTTGACAATTCGTCAGTGGAGATCACTTAAAGGAATGAGCAAAGCTAAGTTATCAAGGGATTCTGGAGTTACTGAAAGAACTATTTACAGACTTGAAGAAACTCAAAAAAATGTTCAGAACGCTAATTTCAAAACTTTACACAAATTAGCAGAAGTTTTAGGAATCAAAGTTGATGATATTTTTTTAGGCGATGATTCGGAAAAACCGAAATTTTAGGAGGCGTAACTATGAACGAATTACAAACATTCAATTTTGAAGAATTACCAGTAAGAACGTTATCCATAGACGACGAACCTTACTTTGTAGGAAAAGATGTGGCTGACATCTTAGGTTACTCAAGAGGAGCGAAAGCAATACAAGATCATATCGATAAAGAAGATGTTCGTGTAGTCCCAATTCAGGACCGCACCGGAAGATATCAAAAAGCTTCTTTAATTAATGAATCTGGTTTGTACACATTAGTAATAGACGCAGCACGACAAAGCAACAATAGAAGTATTAAAGAAAAAGCCAAAGCGTTCAAACGTTGGATAACTAACGAAGTATTACCATCTATTCGTAAAACAGGTTCTTATCAAGTTCCTAGTGATCCAATGGACGCATTACAACTTATGTTCGACGCACAAAAACAAACTAAAGAAGAAATCGCAACAGTTAAAGCAGATGTTATTGATTTGAAAGAAAATCAAAAGTTAGACACAGGAGATTACAACTTGTTATCCAGAACAATTAATCAACGAGTTGCTCATATCCAAAAGATACATGCAATTACAAATCAAAAACAACGAAGTGAATTATTCCGAGATATCAATTCAGAAGTCAAAAAGATGACAGGCGCAACATCAAGAACAAACGTAAGACAAAAACACTTTGATGATGTTCTGTCAATGGTCGCTAACTGGTTCCCGTCACAAGCTACGTTGTACAGAATTAAACAATTAGAAACAAAGATTGAAAACGGTCAGTAAAAGGAGTGATTGTAATGCCTGAACACATTCAACAAATGCTGTTCGATTTCGCATTAGAGAGAGGATATATAGAAAAACTTTTAAAAATGAAAGAAGAGTATGATAAATGAAGTACTTACTTAGCTACATGACGATGTTTATCGCAATGATCATCACATTACTTTTAGGAGGTGGTTTCACAACAGTATTAGGAATTTCAATTTTAACCCTTATCTTTAGCACATTTTTCTGGGAAAAGTGGCTTGAGATAACAAAAAAGACTGAAACTTGCGCCAACAAGTAACAGTCAAACACTAATCAAAATATACAACTTAATTTAATCAAAATATACGGAGGTAGTCAAGTTGAGACACAAATTATTAAAAACGGCCAATGATTTAAATAAATTGATTTTGCATAGTGATGAAAAAGTGAAAGCAGAATTTCATACTTTTGATAATGGAGAAGTTGGTATTACCTTTTGGCACTATTCTCAAAAATATGAAAGTGACTGTAATCATCTGAATTTCTACGAATTTTTCACAGATAAAGAATTACAAAGAAATTTTGAATTAGCAAAAGATGTCATTGCAGGGGAGTGTTTAATCGATGAGTAAATTATTTGAATTAAAAGATAGTTACCAACAAGTTTACGACCTTATTGCAGAACAAGAAGATGAACAAATTTTAAAAGATACGCTAGCAAGTATTAATGATGCTATCGAAGATAAAGCAGATGGATATGTAGCAGTTATTAAATCTTTAGAAGCAGATAACAATGCTATAGATGAAGAAATAAAACGTTTAAGACAACGTAAAACTTCTAATCAAAACGGCGTCAAACGTTTAAAAGAAAGCTTACAGGAAGTTATGGAGCAGACAGGTAAAGAAAAGTTTAAAACTGCGCTTAATTCGTACAGTATTGCTAACAATCCACCTAGCTTAGATGTCACTGATGAAAGTTTAATACCTAAACAATACTACATCGAACAGCAACCAAAGTTAGACAAAAAAGAGTTGTTGAAAGCTATAAAAGACGGTTTAGAACTCAAAGGAGTAGAACTAAAACAAAGTAGAAGTTTGAGGGTGAGATAGATGGCAGATAAACTCAATCTTTTCCAAAAAATAGTAGAAGTCAAAAAGAATATTGAAGGCTTTACTAAAGACGCTAAAGGTTACAACTACGACTATGTAGAAGGTAGTCAGATACTTTACAAAATACGTCCAAAAATGGAAGAACACGGCTTACTAATATTCCCTTCTGTCACAGCATATGAAACTAAAGAAACGAAAAACAATAAAGGGAAAACTGAACATATCGTTTCAATGAATATGGATTATCACATTATCGATAGTAATACTAAAGAAGATTATACTATTCAATTTGCAGCATTCGGACAACAGCAAGATATCGCACAAGCCTATGGCACAGCACTTACTTATGCTGAAAGATATTTCTTATTGAAACTGTTAAATATTCCGACAGATGAAGATGATCCTGACGCTAAACAGAAAAAACAAGAATATAGCAAAGCTGACAAAAATGATATCGAAGTATTGTCCAACACGATAAAACAATTTGCAGAAGCGATGGGCGATACAGAAGAAGGTGTAAAAACACAATTAGGAATTATCGATTACAAAAAATTAAGCGTTGCTGATTGTATGAGATACCTACAAACAGTAGTCGGCTGGAAAAAAGAAAATGGAGTGAATTAATAATGATAAACAGAGTAGTTTTAGCAGGTAGATTAACAAAAGATCCGGAGTTCAGACAAACAGCAAGTGGAGTAAGTGTAACCACATTTACATTAGCAGTAAATAGAACATTCAAAAACAAAAACGGCGAAAGAGAAGCAGATTTTATCAATGTAGTTGTATTTAGACAACAAGCAGAAAACGTTAATAACTATCTTTCTAAAGGTTCATTAGCTGGAGTAGATGGACGTATTCAATCGCGAAGTTATGACAATAACGAAGGGCGACGTGTTTTTGTGACGGAAGTTGTAGCAGATAATGTTCAATTCTTGGATAGTGGAAACAAAAATAACAACCAAAAAGGTAATTATCAACAGCAAACTAACAACTACCAACAAAATAGTAACTATCAACCCAATAATAATTACCAACCACCTCAACAGAACAATAACTATCAACCACCGCAGCAAAATCAAAATAGTTACCAACAACCACAACAACAGAATGCAAGTTACCAACCACCTCAACAGAACCAACAACAAAACCCATTCGCTAACGCTAATGGTCCGTTAGATATTCAAGATGAGGATTTACCTTTCTAGGACTGATATAAATGCCAAAAATAAAGAATTACATCACACAAGATGACGGTACGACTACCGTTGTCATTGAGGGTGTAGAACTAGATAACAAAACGTCTTTACTTTTAGACAATGGTTACGAAGTGGAAGTAGATGTAAGGGTAGTTGATCCTTTCAAGATTACAGATAAACAGCGTAGAAAAATATTCGCCCTTTGTAACGACATAGAGGCATATACAGGACAACCTCGTGACTATATGAGATATGTTCATGGATTATGTAGAAGTCCTCTACGGCTACGAAAAACGCCTCTCGTTAAGTAATTGTACTAGAGAACAAGCAAGTCAAATTATAGAGGTCATCATCGACTGGGTGTTTCATAACAATATCCCACTCAACTATAAGACAAGTGACTTACTTAAGAATGATAAAGCGTTTCTTTACTGGTCGACAGTCAATCGTAACTGTGTAATATGCGGTAAACATGGAGAACTGGCACATCATAAAGCAATTGGCAGAGGCGCTAATCGTAAGAAAATGGATCATTACGGTTTTGAAGTGCTGTGTCTATGTAGAGAACATCATCAATCGCAGCATGATATGGGTGTAGAAACCTTTGATAAATTACATCACCTTGAAAATTCGTGGCTTTCAGTAGATGAGCGCTTAAACAAAATGTTGAAAGGAGCTAAAAATGAATTCGAGAGTAATAACTAAAGAAAATAAGAAAGAAATAGCTCATAGAATAAAGCAAATAAGACTACAAAGAAATTTTGATATAAACGAATTCGCTTCAATCTTATATGTTTCTCCTTTCTCTATAAAACAATGGGAAGAAGCCAAAAGAATTCCTAATCTTGAAAAAATAAAATTGATAGCATTCATATTCAAAACAACACCTGAATGGCTATTGTACGGGGAGTGAGGAACATGGTTAAATCAATATTTTTACAAGATGGAGAAGAAATATTCGTAGATGATGAAGATTATGAGAGAGTGAATCAACATACATGGTTTAAGTATTATAGTCATAATACAAGAAGGATTGGAACTCTTTTACCAGATAATAAAATAATTAGTTTGACAAACTTTATAAAAGAAAAATCGTTCCAAAAAGAAAAAAATAATAATTTCACAAAAGATAACTTGTCAAATAGAGGAAATCGTTCTAGGTGGTCAAGACCAAGGTGTAAAAGTATTTCTAAATACAAGGGTGTTACTTGGAGGAAAAATCAAAAAAGATGGCTCGCTTTTATAAAAGTAGATGAGAAATCAAAGTATTTAGGTAGTTATAAGTCTGAAGATGAAGCAGCTATCGCATATAACAATGCTGTTATGGAGTATTGGGGTGGCAATGGTTATCTAAACAAGATTGGGAAAGATGATAGAACTTGCAGAGATTATATCACATATAAAAATTGTATAAAAAGAAGAAATAACAAAACTGGATATTACGGGGCTTTTCTTAACAAAGATAAAATAGGTGCAAGGATATATTATCGTAAAAATGAATTTTTTATAGGCAATTTCAACGATAAAGAACAAGCTGCCCTAGCTTTCAACAAGTGTTCTGCATTTTTATTCGGTAAAGAGACTAAACTAAACGAAGTGCCTATGACAGATGAACTCAAAGAATTCATATCTAACTGGGAGATACCAGACAAGATCAAAGCACTGAAAGAAGGTGCTGATGATGAATAATAGAGATTATATTTCATCAATTATTACTCAATTCAGTGGTCAAAATAACATTATTCCAATACCTACTATCTATATAAGAATCACTGAGGATTACCCAAGCGCAGCGTTATTAAATCAAATGATTTATTGGTCGGATAGAACAAGTAGAAAAGATGGTTATTTCTATAAATCATATAACGAATGGTACGAAGAGTTGCATTTAACTGAATATCAAGTAAGACGCGCAACCAAAAAACTTAAGTCATTTGGTTTCGTCGATACAGCGCTAAAAAAAGCTAATGGTGCACCTACTTTGCATTATAAAGTCGATACTAAAGAAGTTTCAGAATGGATTCTTAAGAAACTTCAGAATGGAAACTTAAGAAACTCAAGAATGGATAGTGAAGAAACTCAAGAATCCTTAACAGAGATTACTACAGAGATTACTACAAAGACTACTAACAATAATATATTGTCTCCTTCGTCGACTGCGTATCCTTACAAAGATGTAATTGACTACCTTAATCAACAAACAGGTAAGAATTACAAATCTACTACTAAGAAGAATCAAACAGTCATACGAGCAAGAACTGATGAAGGTTTTTCACTAGATGACTTCAAAAGAGTTATAGACAACAAAGTTGCAGAGTGGAAAGGCACAAATATGGAGAAGTACCTAAGACCTGAAACATTATTCGGTACTAAGTTTGAGGGTTACCTCAACCAAAAATTACAACCTAGTGGCATGGATCAACTAGAAAGAATGAAGTATGACGAGAGTTATTGGGACTAGGAGTGATTATAAATGCAATCAATGGAGAGTTTAGCTAGAAATATCAAACCTAGTAAAAATATCGTAGAAGAGCAACACAATCTTAAATGTAGTAAGTGTGGAAACACCTACGACTATTACAAGTTTAGTAACGGGCACGAGTTTAGACATGGTTGTGACTGTTCAATGATACAAGCTGGTAAAGAAGCAGAGAAGAAACGCAAGCAAAAATATATAAATAATATCTTCAATCAATCTACTGTAAACGGTTCGCTAAGAGATGCAACAGTAAATAATTACCAACCTCAGAACGAAAAGCAAGTATATGCCAAAAAAACAGCCATAGAGTACGTCAAAACATTCTCGGTAGACAAACCTAAGTCTTTAATATTACAAGGCTCATATGGTACCGGAAAAAGCCATATAGCGTATGCCATAGCTAAGGCAATTAAAAACGAAGGATATTCAGTGGCTTTTATGCACATTCCAATGTTAATGGAGCGTATTAAAGCGACATATAACAAGAATTCTGCAGAAACAACAGATGAACTTGTACAACTGCTAAGTAACATAGATTTACTAGTACTCGACGATATAGGGGTTGAAAACACTGAACACACATTAAACAAACTATTCAGCATTGTAGATAACAGAGTTGGAAAGAATAATATCTTCACTACCAACTTTAGTGATAAAGAACTTAATCAAAACATGAATTGGCAAAGGATCAATTCGAGAATGAAACATAACGCTAGAACTGTAAAGGTGCTAGGCGATGACTATAGGGAGCGTGACGCATGGTAACGAAAGAGAATGTTATGCAAATACTTGAGTGTTCCGATGTGTATGCTCAAAAAATGATTGATTGGTGCAGTGGGAATCAAACTGCACTTATCAAGTTAATTAATGAAAAGCTAGAAGAAAAAAGCAACAGACAGGCAATAACGGAGGTGTCCTAATGGGACTTATCGACGGACTTAAAAAGCAATACACGTTATATCAGATTGACGGTTGGGAGATGTGCAGTGTAACGCCGTTAGGAGAAGATACTTATAAGTTAGGTAACTATGCAGGGATACACTTTAGAAACACATTTTCAGGAACGGTAACGAAAGATGAACTAGAAAAACTGAAACGCAAACATAAGCTTTTCAGAAAAGAAGAATTGCAACAACAGATGACAATAAACGAACTATTATTTTGAGGTGAGTTATGGAAATAGAGATTAATTTTAACGATACGTATAAGGAACCTATTGGCTCTCCTCGTCCACGTTTTAGAAATGCAGGTAAGTTTATCCAAACATACATGCCAACGTCTTACACAAAGCATAAAGCATATATACAGAGTCAGTTACCTAAAAAGATGTTGAACAGTAGATTGAAAGTATCAATATATTTTTACTTTGCACCACCTAAAAGTTGGACTAAGAATCAAAAGTTAATATCGATAGGCCAATACAAACGTACGAAACCAGATATAGATAATTTAATCAAAACAGTGCTAGACGCTGCTAACGATCACTTATGGAAAGATGATAACCAAATTGCACACATTGAAAGCTTTAAGCAATATGCAGAAGAGCCAAAAATAATCATGAATGTAGAGGAAGTGGAGTGAATGTACAAAGGGACAATAGAAATCAAAGCGAAAGTTGATATGAAAGTAAAAGTTCCTGTTGAAGTCAACAGAGTAAGCGATATGTATGAAGAGGAAGAATTCTATAACAAGTTATACCACGATGATAAAGACAAGTTTTTGTCAGAAGCAGAAGTTGTGGGAGTAGATATAGATGAAACTGGATGGGAGTTGAATTAAATGGAAGCAACAAAAATGAGAGTTAAAAATAAATACTTCTCTATTACACCAGATGTAGTAGAGAAAATGAAAGAAGCAGATATCAATCCCGATATCTTAAGACAAAGATTAGCTTCTGGTTGGAAATTTGAAGATGCAATAGAAGCACCTATTGGAGTAAGACGTAGTGAGTGGGAAAGTTTAAAACCTAAAGAGGACGAAATTGCTAGTTATAAAGAGAGAATGGAGCGACGCAGATTACAAGAATTGAAACGTAAGAAACCACATTTATTCACAGTACCTCAAAAACACCCTCGTGGTAAATGGTGCAAGCATCTTATGGAGAATGACATATTCCCTAGAAAGGTGGTTAGATCATGAGTGTTGGAGATTTAAGTATAGGAGAATATATAAAATTTTCTGATAGAGACAACAAGCAAAGGTACGGGCAAGTATTGAACGTATATCAAGACGTATTTTATTTAAAATACGTCGCAGTAGTAAAAGTTGATGGTATTGGCACTATTAAAATAGACGATAACTATGACTTTATCAGTGTGCCTAGACCAACTAGTAAAGAAGTAGAAAAGACGTTAGATGACAAGGTTAACCACCCGTCACATTATCAAGGAAGAAAAGGAATTGATGTTATCGAATTCTTATACCAACAGTTAACATTTGAAGAATTTAAAGGTTTTATGAAAGGTAACATGATTAAATATCCAGTTAGAGCAGGAAGAAAGGACAATGAACTAGCAGACATCAAAAAAGCTAGAGATTATGCAGATAGATTAATCGAAAAATTGGAGGTAGAAGGAAATGGCATATGATGTAGATTTTTGGTATATCTCACAAAACGCTTGTCAAATAACTACAACATTTACTCCATTTTCTGAAGACGAAGAAGAAAGTATTTATATGGACAACGAAGATTTTTTTGCGATGGTCGATCAATTTAGTGATGCCTCTTTGATGTATGAAGCTTGGAGAATATTAAGAGGTCAATTAGAAGGAGAAAGTAAACAAAAAATGTTGGAACTCGAAAAAAATTTAGGAATTGATGTAGATAAGGAATTAAAAAATATATACGAAAGGTCAATAGAATGATAAGGAGGACTAATTATGGTGTATATGTATGAACCATTCACTCACACAGTGACTAAGACAGACCTATCTCATTTGCACAACATTACAGGTATTCCACTAAATACACTGTGGTATCAAAAGGAACGTGGCACATATAACGATAAGTTAAAGTGCTTCTTTACCGACACAATGCCGAGAGTGAATAAGAAACAGGAGTTTAACGAAAGAGTTGTAGCAAAAGATGAAATTTGGAAGTACAGCGAGAAGTATGATCTATACGTAAGTAACTTAGGCAGAATGAAAAGACCTGATGGTAAATATAAATTTGCGAATGGTTGTAACGGTATTTCCACAGTTATTTATAAGAATAAGAAGTATCGTGCAGCAGATATTGTATATGAAACGTTTATCGGTAATTTAAAAAATGGATTACACGCATATCCGAAAGACAGTAGGTACAACAATCTTATGGCAGATAACCTATTCCAATCTACATTACAAAAATATAGAGTGTATCGCAGAAATAAAGGTGTATCTAAACCAGTATATCTAGTAGATAGCGACAACCAAATTGTTGAAGAATTCGCAAGTACAGTAGAAGCTCAAAAATTATTGTTCATAGACAGACGGAATATCGCAAGGAAGTGCAACCGTAAACATGTAAGTGACGGATTGATGTATATGTGGGCAGACGAATACGAGAAGATGAACGCATGATACTATCCGACACAATCAACCAAAGATACAGATATAACACACAAGGCAAAACACCTACAGAAATACAGCGTGAATTACGACAGCTAGGTGTCAAAGGCTTTGTGGTTAAGATAGCAGGAAGCAGAGTGACGATGAAAGTTAGTGAGAACGATATTAAAAAGAACAGGGAGTGTTTGAGATAGATATAAAAAATCATTTATATACTTTCCAAGCTATATGTACCAATGTAGTTGACGGTGACACGATAGATATTTTACTGGATTTAGGCTTCAAGACAACTGCAGAACGTAGAGTAAGGTTACTTAATGTAGATACACCTGAAAGAGGTCAAGAGAACTATAAAGAAGCTACCGACTTTACTAAATCGTGTGTAGAAGGCAAGAAGATATACGTACAGACGTACAAGAGTGATGTGTTCGGTAGGTATCTTGCTAATGTGTGGTACGAAGACGGGCAACGTAGTTTGAATGATGATCTAAGGGACGCAGGGCTATTGAAAGAGAATTCTAAATGGAATGAGGGATAGGAAATGAAAAGTTATAAGCAAATGTGGATGAGTTTAAGAAATGATTTATCTATGAGAATTAGAGAGTATAGACAAGCTGATAATATTGCTGGTTTAGATGATTATGGTTTAACTGAATTAGACGCATGGGAAGGTATTATGCAAGAAATTGAGGGGCTTGAGAGACAACTAGAAGAAAATGATCGAGCTAAAGAAAATGTATTAGAATTCGCTAAAAAGAACGGATTAGACATAGACGAATCATATCCACGTAGTGATTGGTGGAAGTTCAGAGATGAACGTGACGCTTATAAGAAACAACGAGATGAACTTATTGACGATATGGCAGAAGTGAAAAGGAAGGCAGAGGCGTTTGATGAGATAAAAGTTAATCTTTATCACGTAAAAGATTTAGAACCATGGGAAACATTAGACGCAAAAGACCATAAATTTTTAAGAGATATTTTTAATGAAATTCCAAGTGATGAGGAGCGTGGTAGTGATGTGGAAGGTTAAAGAATTAAGAGATTTTGAGAATAACGACGATAAGTTAGCTACTGAAAAATTAGAAAGCTACTTATCCATATATCCAAACTTACATGTACTAGGTTATTCAGTTAACCATTTTGAGAACGCAAATAATAGAGAACGTTCATATATTTTAATCAAATATTGGGAGGAACAATAAATGAACACATTAGATCAATTAGTAGAACAAGTACAACAATGGAGTATTGATAAAGATTTACACAATGGTAATTCAGATAGACAAGCACTTAAATTTTACGAAGAAGCAGGCGAAGTTGCATCAGCATTATCTCGTGGGCAAATGGACGCATTAAAAGATGGTATAGGCGATACAGTCGTTACATTAATTATATTGGCACAACAACATGATATGACGTTACAGGAGTGTTTACAATTTGCTTATGACGAAATCAAAGGAAGAAAAGGAAAGACAATCAATGGAACATTCATCAAAGAAGCAGACCTTAAAGAATAAAGACATAGTAGCAGAGATTAAAAGAATACTAGGTAAGGAGTGAATGGAATGATAGTTTATTTACCGCATTACGATAACGGAGAAGAAACTTGTAACAATTCGCATGGCGTGAGTGATAAAGCATATACATCGTTAGAAGATGCTATCCAAGAGATAAAAGAAATGGGCTATGTTATTCAAGAAGATAAAAGTGATGAGATTGAATACATGGGCTTTCCGGATATTGAAATAAACAGTGAAATTTTACCGTATGCTTTTTATAAAGTTCCTTTTGAAAGTTACAGAAAAACATCCACTTATTTTTTTGATGATAGAGAATTTGCGTTTATTAACAAAATAGAATTAGTGGAGGGAGAAACTGATGATTAAACGCATATTAAAAATTTGGTTTACTATCGCTATGTATGAGTTAGGTAAATGGATTGGTAGAGAGTTGTATTACAAGATGACTGCAAACGATGAGGTGGAAGTGCCTAAGGACTTCGACGAATACGACCACACTCATTTGAATGGCATATACGGAGGTTATTAAAGTGATTTGGATAAGTTTATTATCGGTAACAATTGTGTTAGTACTGTGTATTTTTGCTATATATAAGTGGATTAAAGCAGAGAAAAGAGTTAATGAGTTACAGGAAGATAAACATGGATTGCAATTAGATAAGTTACATTTAGAAAGAGAGGTATCTTGGTTGAAAAATAAGGATAATAAAAACAACATAGGCAAATACGTGGTTGAGTTAAAAAAAGGAGTATATTTAGTGAAAAAATATATAGGTAGTTATGGAAACACATGCATAATCACTGACAATGTATTTGAAGCTTTATCTTACGACGATTTATATTCAGCTAAAGAAGATGCATGTAGTTTTAACGGACGTGTACTAGAACACAAACCTAATTTAGAGGTGGTCAAACAATGTGGGGCGTAATAGCAATTATTATATTAGTTTTATTACTATTTGGCTCATTGCTTGAACAGAATGATCTAAAACATCAGTTAGAAGTGAAAGATTATGAGATTAAGACCTTGAAAGATAAGTTGGAGAATGGAGGGTAAGTGATGTTTTATAAATCCAAGTGGATTAAATTAAAAACTCTAGTTCTTAGTTTAATTTTGATGATGCAAAACGATAAAGACCGTAGTACCCATGTTAAAATCGGTGAAATTGTAGCTTTAGAAAGTATATTAAGTAAAATGGATGAATATGACGGCGGTAATGATTTTCAAAATTTAAAGTATGAAGAATACAAAAAGCGAATTAATAAAAAAGGAAACTAAAGGAATGGAGGGTAAGTATGATAACGATTGAACGACACGATATAAAGAAACTAGAAGATTATATCAAGAACATAGAGCGTTACAGACGAGAGTTAAAAGTAAGAGAGTATGAACTACTAGAAAACCACGAACCCGAGAATGTAGGAGCAGGTAAGAGTAATATACCAGGCAATCCTATTGAGAGAGAATCAATTAAGAAGTTAAGTGACAATCGTTATAACAACTTACGTAATATTGTAAAAGGTGTAGATAAGCTTATATATGAATCAGATGAAGATACACAAGACTTAATGCGTTTGAGATATTGGGAGTGTCCGATAGGTTGTAGTGAGTGGGAGGATATAGCTGACTACTTCGGAACAAGTAAGACGAGTATATTAAGACGACGTGACGCGATGATAAATAGATTGGCAGAATTCATAGGTTATGTGTAAGGTGGACTTTTGAAGTGTGTAAGTCCGTTTATAATCGGTGTATTATGATATTGTAAGAATTACCTCACAAGACATAGTGTTTATCCTTTCGCACTATGGTGGGGTATTCAATATCGAAGTGATTGGATAAGTGTTTATCGTCTTTAAATAGACGTTGCGCATCCGATTGCTTAACTATCCGTCAGTGTGGCGGGTAGTTTTATTGAATCTTACAACACGGCTTTCGATACGATGATATGAATACTTGACATGTAATTTTTCCTCTCCCTTAATTAGTTATCCGTGAGAACACACGGGTAACTTATTTTTATGTATTGATGTGACATAGAGGTGTGACATGAGTACATAAACTCAAATAAATAACAAAACATAATCATTAGGCACTGTTTACGCAGTGTCTTTTTTATACGTCAAACAAAGGTGCTTAACCGTGAGAGTAGGTGGTAATATACGATGACTAACATGCAAAATAACGCAACATTCGGGGCGTACTTAGAATTAACTAAGAAACAACAAGAATATATACGCTTGAAGAACGAAACAGATTTAGCAGAGGGAGAAATAGCAGTAGAAATTGACGTTAATCGTTCTACTATATCCCGTTGGAAGCATAATGATAAATTCAGAGAGGGTTTTAAAGGTTACCAAGCAGAGCATTTATCTAAGCAGGTACCGAAAGCCTTACAAACGATGATTAACTTGTTAGACGCTAAAAGCGAACTAGTACGATACCAAGCCTCTAAAGATATATTAGATCGTACAGGTTACACTCCTGTAGAAAGACAACAAATCGAAACGACTGCGACGGTAAAGTTCAATGACGATATCGATTAACCTATCTGAACTGTTACCTAAACACTTTCATAGTTTGTGGAAAGCGACTAAAGATAGAGAGAAGCTCAACATAGTAGCTAAAGGTGGACGTGGTAGTGGTAAGTCGTCTGACATATCTATCATCATTACACAGTTAATCATGCGTTATCCTATGAATGCAGTTGTAGTACGTAAAACAGATAATACATTAGCTACATCAGTATTTGAACAAATCAAGTGGGCGATAGAAGAACAAAAGGTGTCACACCTGTTCAAAGTTAAAGTGTCGCCAATGGAAATCACATATGTACCTAGAGGGAATCGAATTATCTTTAGAGGGGCACAAAACCCTGAACGATTAAAGTCGTTGAAAGATAGTCGGTTCCCTTTTTCTATCATGTGGATAGAGGAGTTAGCAGAGTTTAAGACAGAAGATGAAGTCACTACAATTACTAACTCTATGTTACGTGGAGAATTAGATGACGGATTGTTCTACAAGTTTTTCTTTAGTTACAACCCACCTAAGAGAAAACAATCGTGGGTTAACAAAAAATATGAGAGCTCATTCCAACCGGATAATACGTTCGTACACCATTCAACGTACTTAGATAACCCTTTTATCTCTAAACAGTTTATACAAGAGGCAGAGAGTGCTAAAGAACGTAACGAACAACGTTATCGTTGGGAATATATGGGTGAAGCTATTGGTAGTGGTGTTGTGCCGTTTAACAACCTACAAATAGAGAAGATACCTGATGACTTATACAAGACATTCGATAATATACGTAATGCAGTTGACTTTGGTTATGCTACTGATCCACTAGCATTTGTACGTTGGCACTATGATAAGAAGAAACGTATTATCTATGCAGTTGATGAACACTATGGTGTACAAATAAGCAATAGAGAGTTTGCTAACTGGTTAAAACGTAGAGGTTATCAATCTGATGAGATATACGCAGATAGCGCTGAACCGAAGTCTATTGCAGAACTGAAACAAGAACACGGTATCAAGAGAATTAAAGGTGTGAAAAAAGGTCCTGACAGTGTAGAACACGGGGAACAATGGCTTGATGATTTAACTGCTATTGTGATAGATCCTAACAGAACGCCTAATATAGCGAGAGAATTTGAGAATATCGACTATGAAACTGACAAAGACGGCAACGTCAAACCGAGATTAGAAGATAAAGACAACCATACGATAGACGCCACTAGATACGCCCTAGAGCGTGACATGAGGCAGAATAAACTTAGCATACTTACGTAAACGAGGTGATTAGCATTAACTGGCCATGGGACAAACCATATCACGAACAAGTGGTAGAACAAATCAAACCGAAGTATGAAACGCAAGAAGAAATGATATTGCGCTTGGTTAGAGAACATAAAGAGAATATAGACAATATTACAATGGGAGAAAGATATTATAATCATCACCCAGATATATTAGACGCTCCTTTCAAAAGAGATGTGAACGGCGACTATGACGAAACTAAACCAGACTGGCGCATGTATACCAACTACCATCAAAACTTAGTAGACCAGAAAGTAGCTTATGCAGTTGCTAATCCTGTGACATTTGGTGTAGATAATGACAAAGCATTAAAACAAATACAACACACACTTAATCACAAGTGGGATGACAAATTAGTGGATATATTAACTGCTGCAAGTAATAAAGGTATCGAATGGGTTCAACCTTATGTAGATGAAGAGGGAGAATTTAAAACGTTTCGTGTACCTGCAGAACAAGCTGTACCTATTTGGACTAATAAAGAAAGAGATGAACTGCAAGCGTTTATTCGTGTATATGAATTAGACGGAGCAGAACGCGTTGAGTATTGGACTAAAGATGATGTGACATTCTATGAGTTGAAAGAAGGACAACTTATCCCTGATTTCTACCGTAGTGAAGATCATATACAACCTCATTATTATCAAGGTAATAAATTGATGAGTTGGGGACGTGTTCCTTTTATTCCGTTCAAGAACAACCCACAAGAAGTATCTGACTTATTCATGTACAAAACAATCATAGACGCGTTAGATAAGCGATTGTCTGATACACAAAACACTTTTGACGAATCAGTAGAGTTAATCTATATCTTAAAAGGTTATGAAGGTGAAGATATGAAAGACTTCATGCATAACCTTAAATACTACAAAGCAATTAGTGTTGCAGGAGAAAGTGGTTCTGGCGTAGACACTATCAAAGTAGAAGTGCCTATTGACTCTGTTAAGGAATACACGAAGATGTTACGTGATTACATTATAGAGTTTGGACAAGGTGTAGATTTCCAACAAGATAAATTTGGCAATAGTCCAAGTGGTATTGCACTTAAATTTATGTACAGTAACTTAGATTTAAAAGCTAACAAGCTAAAGAATAAAACACTTACCGCATTACAAGAGTTATTGCAGTACATTATCGACTTCTACAGATTAGATGTGAAAGTGCAAGACATCGAGATTACATTCAACTTCAATGTAATGGTTAATGAGTTAGAAAACTCTCAAATCGCTATGAATTCTACAGGGTTATTATCTAAAGAAACTATTCTTGGTAATCATTCGTGGGTACAAGATCCTGTAGCTGAAATGGAAAGAATAGAGCAAGAAAACATAGAACTCAATCAACAACTCCCTGACATTGAGGAGGGATTGAATGACGAACAACAAAGACAATCCGAAGATAACCAATCAGAATGACATAAATAACTACATCGATAAACTGGTTAATCAAGCAGAAAAAGAAATCGAAATACTATTTGCTAAACGTTTAAAAGAAATTAAACAGATTATAGCGAATATGTACGAAAAGTACGATAGAGATGAACCGCAAGTAACGTGGACTGAATTTAATAAATACAACAGGCTCAACAAAGAACTTAACCGTATAGGTCAGATGTTATCTCAAGACTACAGAGAAGTCGCTAAGGCTATCAAACAATCACAACAGAACGTCTATATCGAAAAGTACATGATGAGCCTATTTTTGTATGAAGTAGCAAGTCAAACATCTATGAACTTTGATATACCAACCGCACAAACGATACAGACAGCTATAGAACAACCTATTGAGTTTATTAAGTTAGTGCCTACACTGCAGAAACATCGTGATGATACATTAAAACGTATTCGTACACACATAACACTAGGCATTATGAGTGGTGAGGGATATTCTAAGATAGCTAAAGCGTTAAGAGATGACTTAGGAATGGCAAAGGCTCAATCAGTAAGAGTAGCACGTACAGAAACAGGACGCGCATTGTCACAAGCAGGATTAGATAGTGCAATGGTAGCTAAAGATAATGGACTCGATATGAAAAAACGTTGGTATGCTACTAAAGACACACGCACACGTGATACACATAGACACTTAGACGGCACTTCAGTCGATATTGAAGATAACTTTCATTCTAGTGGTTGTGTAGGCCCTGCACCTAAGTTGTTTATAGGTGTAGCTAGTGCGAAAGAGAACATCAATTGTCGTTGTAAGCTTCTTTATTACATAGACGAAGATGAATTACCTACAACGATGAGAACTAAAGAAAATGGCGTGATACCTTTCACTAACTATAGAGAGTGGGAGAAGAATAAACGTAAAGCTAACACATAACTGTGTTGGCTATTTTTTATGCCCAAAAATGCTCAAGGCGTTAAAAGGTGCAAACTCATGGTGGATAAGACCACCGTAATAAAAAATGTGAGGAGTAATACAAATGAAACGAGAATTTTTACGTGGTTTAGGTGTCGAAGAAGATGCTATTCAAAAGATTATCGACGAACATCATGAAGGTTTGCAATCATATAAAGAGAAGGCAGAGAAAGTTGATTCAATAAAAGAACAATTAGACACTGCTAACGAAGAAATTAAAAATCGTGATAATCAAATTGAAGAACTCAAAAATAATGTTGGTGATAACGATGAACTTAAACAAGAGTTAGAAAAATATAAAGAGCAAAACGCCAACTACGATCAAAAACTCAAAGACGTTCAGTTAAATAAAGCTATCGAAGTATCTTTAGCTAAAGAAAAAGCAATTAAACCTGAACAAGTAATCAAACTAATCGATAAAGGTAATTTAGAAGTAGACGACAACGGAAATGTTAAAGGGTTAGATGATTACATGAGTGAGTTTAAAAAAGAGAATGAGCATTTATTTGAACAATCTAAACCAAGTGGACGCACACCGGATGACGGTGGAACGCCTCAAAAAACAGAGGCATGGACGGAATTTTTATAACAGGAGTGAAAACAATGAATAAAGAAATTAAAAATGCTACTGGCAAATTGAAATTAAATTTACAACACTTTGCTAATAAATCAGTAGAACCAGGAGATACTTTATTAAAGAACAAGCATGTTGGCATATTAGAAAAAGTTACTGCTGCTAATTCTTATTCAGCACCGGCAGTTATTAGTAATGACGCTATTTTCATGCAAGGGCGATCTTTCACAGTAATTAAAGGTGATGTAACAGAATTAAAGGACTATAAACGTAATGCAACTAACGAATTTGATCACCCACAAATTCAAGAAACAACATACTTTCTAGACCAAGAAAAATATTGGGGACGTTTCGTTGATGCACTAGACAGAAGAGATACAGAAGGAAACATTGATATCAATTATGTCGTTGCTAAACAAGCTTCAGAAGTAGTTGCGCCTTATTTAGATAATTTGCGTTTCGCTACGTTAGCGCGTAATAAAGCTAAACACCTAACTGTTGGTAGTGGTACAGATGCTCAATATGACGCAGTTTTAGACGTTTCTGTCGAATTAGATGAGATTGGTGCTGGAGCAAGCAGAATCCTTTTTGTCACACCTAAATTCTATAAAGGTATTAAAAAGTTTGTTATCGAATTACCTCAAGGAGATAATAGACAACAAGTTTTAGGTAAGGGCGTGCAAGGCGAACTAGATGGATTTACCATCGTAAAGGTACCATCTAAAATGTTACAAGGTGTAGAAGCTATGGCAGTTATCGGGGAAGTTATGGCATCTCCTATTCAAGCTAACGAAGCCAAATTGAATTCTAATGTGCCTGGAATGTTTGGTACTTTAGCAGAACAAATGTTATATACTGGCGCTTTTGTTCCTGAACACCTACAAAAATATATATTCACTATTGGTGGTAAAGAAGTTGAAACTAATCGTGATGGTGTAGACGCACATGCAGACGAAACAAACGCATCAGCAGATACAGGTGCATAAAAGGAGGTAGTGACGTATGTATAAAGTAATCGAATACTTCACAGACTTACAAGATAACAACTACGAATATAACGTTGGAGATACGTTCCCTCGTAAAGGTTTAAATGTAAGTGATGAACGATTAGCCGAACTATCCACAAAAGAGAACCGTCAAAACAAGCCCCTTATTGAGCGTGTAGAGAGCGACAAAGACTTAAAAGGTATGAAAGTATCAGAATTAAGAGAACTCGCTAAAGAACGTGAAATAGAGGGCTTTTCTAGTATGAAAAAAGATGAACTCATTGAAGCATTAGGAAGTGTTGAGTAATGAACGCACAAGACGTTAAATTATTAAATAATCTCTCACTCGATGATACTTCAAATGACGAAACAATCGAATTACTTATCGAAAAGTATCTGAATGTAGCTGAAGAATATTGTAATCAAACATTCAATAGGAAGTCATTACCTAGTAATGTAGAGAAATTCATTGCTAACTGTATTAAACAAGGTACGACTAGCAATATTTCTTCACGTACTATGGGTACTGTGAGCTACACTTTCGTTACTGATCTACCTAAGGAAACATACGGTTACCTTAAACCATTTAGACGCTTACGTTGGACTGGTTATCATGTTTAATCCATTAAATGAGTTTCCTCATACAATCGAATTAGGCTCAAGAGAGGTTGTAGGAGAGTATCCACGTGAACAAGAGCGCTTTAAGAGCGAAAAAACAATACAAGGATTTATGGATACGCCTACTTCATCTGAACAACTCAAGTTTCATCAAATGAACCAATCATACGACAGAAACCTATATACGCCGTACAGCCTGCCAATAACTAACACAAACTTATTTAAATACAACGGTAAAACTTACGAAGTAGTAGGAGAACCTGTCGACCAAGGCGGGCAACAAGAAATCAACTTAACAAGATTGAGAGAATGTCCTATTGGCTAAGGTTAAATACGGAAATTGGGATTTAGTTAAGGAACTTGAGGAGTTTGAAAAAGAAACGATTAGATGGGCTAAAAAAGGTATAGCCAAGACAACAACAATTATTCACAATTCAATAGTTAGTAACATGCCTGTTGATACCGGTTATCTTAGAGAAAGTGTTTCTATGGACTTTAAGAAGGGCGGATTAACAGGCGTTATTAATATCGGCAGTGAGTACGCAGTTTACGTCAACTACGGTACAGGGATATACGCAGTCGGTCCGGGTGGTAGTCGTGCAAAGAATATCCCGTGGCGTTACAAAGACGCAGACGGACATTGGCACACAACTAAAGGGCAACATGCACAGCCTTTTTGGGAACCTGCAATCGATGAAGGTAGAGCGTTTTTCAATAAGTATTTTTCATAAGGTGGTTAAGATATGTGGGTATCAGTAGAACGGTATCTGTTTAACAAGATATATAACAAATTAAAAAGCAACCCTATCATCAAAAAACAGCTTGGTGGTAGGGTTTTTGATTGCGTTCAAAAAGACGCTGTTTACCCATATATCGTTGTGGGTGAAACAAACGTCACTAACAAAGAGACAACGACAAGTATGTTTGAAGATGTAGGCGTTACATTGCATGTTTATAGCCAAGCTAGAAATAGAGATGAAGCCTCACAAATCATCCAATACTTAGGTTTTGTACTTAACTCTGAAATAGAAATAAATAACTATTCATTTATAAAAAGTCGAATTGATACACAAGAAGTGATAACCGACATTGATCAGTACACGAAGCACGGTATCATTCGGCTTATTTTTAAATACAGACACAATACTTTACAAAGGAGTGTAACGAATGGCGCAGAATAAATATATTGCAGCGTTACAAATCGCTGACAAAGATTTAGCGAGCAAGCTAAAAGAAGAAGATGCTATTCTGTTAGCTAGTTTAGCTGAGGGTGGACACACAATCAGTAATGACTTAGCTGAAATGATTACAGGTGGCAAAAAAGACTACGGTCGTAACTCTGTAGAAGAAGAAATCAAGTTAACTGTTGACCGTGTTCCTGGCGACAAAGGTCAAGAAGCTTTAAAAGAGTCAGTTAAAAACTTCAAGCAGTTACGTTTATGGATTTGGGAAGTTAAGAAACGTGACGGTAAACATCACGGTACTTTCGCTTATGTAATTGTAGAAGAGCACGAATGGTCATTTGATGATGAGGATGACAAAATCGAAATCACTGCAAAAGTTAAATTTAACAGTGCAGACGGTTCTGTTGATTCATTACCACCAGAATGGCTCAATCCTAGTGCTGCTGCTCCTACAGTTGAGTGGGAAGATATGGGCGAATATTCCGACTCATATGAAAATCGTACACCTAGTGCTGGTGCATAAGCTTTACGAGGGCATTAAGCCCTCTATTTTTTTGTAAAAAATAACAGAAAGAGGTTAAAGAATGACTGAAAATACAATCAATCCTATTACTACATTAGAGTTCAACGGAGAAGAAGTAGAAGCAAAAGCTACTTTCTTATTCGATAAAGCGGCTAAGAAATTTGCTAAAGACGAGCAAGACGAAAATGGTAAAACAACTAAAGTGTCTGGTTTCAATGCTATCTATAACGGCATTTTAGAACGTGATCCAATCGCAATTGCAGACTTTTGGGAATGTGCAACAGCATATTTAGGTAAAAATGCACCTAAACGTGAAGATATCGAACAAACACTAATGGAAATTATTGATGAAAAACAAGACTCTATCGAATTATTACAAGGTGCATTGCAAGTTTTAAATCATAGTGGTTTTTTCAAGCAGAAATCACGTCTATTCTGGACACAAATGAATTCAGCGCCATCTATGGTCAAAGAAGAAGAGAAAGAGTCTACGAAGAACGGTATCGAGTTCATGAAGAACAATTACAAAGAAATCATGGGCGAGCTACCTTACTAGATTATTCAGAAATACGGCAGATAACCAGTCAATACATAGGCTATCTTCCTTATGATGAATTAATGAGTTTGACGCCTAATGAATGGAAAGACTGGGTTGTAGGTCGTAGATTGGCGTTACTTGATGAACAAGAAACTTTATTATTTGGTGCTCAAGCTAACGGTCTTGTGCAAGCTGGTAAATCACTTAAACGATTACAGAAGCAGTTAGAGCGTGCAAGATACGAAGTACGTGGACAGTCAGAAGAATACGAACGTATGAAAGAACGTAAGTTAGCACATAACAAACGCATTAGAAATGTTCAGAAACAAGGTACACGACGCTTTATGAATTCATTACGCAATACTAGTCAAAAAGGAGGTTAGCCATGAATAAAAACTTTATGGCTCGTATATCGGCGATCATTACAGATTTCCAACGGAATATCAGAAAAGCTCAACGTATGGCTAAAACTGAAATACCTGACGAGATTGAAACACAAGTCGATGCGAATATCAGTAAGTTTAAACGAGCCTTAAACACTGCAAAAGCAATGGCTCAACGTTGGCGTGGACACACCGTTGAAATAGACGGTAACAACAACCCTATCAAACGAGCAATTGCAGTAGTTAAAGAGAAATTACAGCAATTAAGAGATAAAGAAGTAGATATTAAAGGTAACAACAACCTCTTAAAACGTTCAGTATTAGGTGCTAAAGCTATGCTTGCAACCTTACATGATAAAACAGTAAAAGTTAACTTTGATACAAGGGGAATGACAAGAGCTCAAGTATTAACTAGAGCTTTAAGTCAGTCTTTAGATGAATACGGCGACAAAATGGATAGATTAGCTACTCGTATTCGTACATTTGGTACTGTGTTTGGACAACAAATCAAAGGTGTGCTAATCGCTAGTTTTCAAGGTCTTATTCCTATTATAGCTGGTTTAGTACCCGCCATCATGGCAGTAGCTAACGCGTTAGGTGTAGTTGCTGGTGGTGCATTAGGAGTAGCTGGTGCATTTGGTATTGCTGCAAGTGGTGCGTTTGCATTTGGTGCTATGGCAGTAAGTGCAATTAAAATGTTGAATGACGGAACATTACAAGCCACTGCACAAACAAGAAGATATCAAGCGTCTTTAGAACAAGTTAAATCAACTTGGGAAGGCATTATCAAACAAAATCAAGCTCAAATATTCAACACACTGTCTAATGCTTTAGATACAGTTAACGTAGCTTTAGGACGTATGAAACCATTCTTAGCAGGTATATCTAAAGGAATGGAACAAGCGTCACAGAGTGTCTTAAAATGGGCTCAAAACAGTCAAACTGCTAGCAAGTTCTTTAATATGATGAATACAACCGGCGTTAAGACATTCAACACATTATTAAGTGCTGCAGGACGCTTTGGTGACGGACTTATTAATGTATTCACTCAATTAGGTCCACTATTCTTGTGGACTGCTAAAGGCTTAGATAATCTAGGTAAAAAATTCCAAAACTGGGCTAACAGTGTGGCAGGTCAGAACGCTATTAAATCATTTATTGAATACACTAAAACTAATTTACCTAAAATAGGTCAAATATTCGGCAATGTATTCATGGGTATTGGTAACTTGATGAAAGCATTTGCTCAAAACAGTTCTAATATCTTTGATTGGCTAGTTAAAATGACTGCTAAGTTTAGAGAATGGTCTGAACAAGTTGGTAAATCTGAAGGGTTTAAAAAGTTTGTTCAGTATGTACAAGAAAATGGTCCAGTCATTATGGATCTAATCGGTAATATTGTAAGAGTATTGGTTGCATTCGGCACTGCAATGGCGCCAATAGCAAGTGTGATATTAAAAGTAGTAACGGCATTAGCTGGTTTCATAGCTAAGTTGTTTGAAACACACCCAGCTATAGCTCGAATGGTTGGTATAGGTATGATACTCGGTGGTATGTTGTGGGCTTTACTAGCACCAATCATTGCAGTAAGTACATTGCTATCTAATGTATTCGGTGTTGGTTTAATCCAAGCTATCGGTAAAATGTTAGCTTTTGCTAGAAACACTCAAATACTTAGAAGCGCGTTAAATCTAGTGAAAATTGCTTTCAGACTCCTTATGAGTCCTATTAGTACAATTATGCGTATCTTACCTATGTTAAGTGGTGCATTCCAAGCGTTAGGTGTAGCTATAGGTGCGATTTCATGGCCTGTATTGGCTATCATAGGCGTTATCGTTGCTTTAATAGGTATTATTGTTTGGTTATGGAAAACGAACGAGAATTTCAGAAAAACTTGTGTTGAAGCTTGGAACACAATTAAAGATACGATAATGAACGCTGTAAAAACAGTGATTAACTGGTTTAATCAGTTCAGAGCGTCTATCGAACAAACGCTCCAACCAATTATGCCTATCTTACAAATGTTAGGACAAGTTGCAAACCAAGTTCTCGGCTTCTTATTCATCAGCCTCATCAATGGTTTAGTAACTGCTTTCCAATCTCTTTGGACTGTGATTTCAGTAGTATTCACTGCGATAGGTGGAATACTACAAGCTGCTACGCAATTGATTTTCGGTTTGTTTACTGCATTAATACAGCTCCTTACCGGAGATTTTTCTGGCGCTTGGCAAACTTTACAAACTACGATTTCTAATGTAATGACTACGATTTGGAATACCATATTGTCAATTTGGGGCCAAATTTCTAACTTCATATTCAATGTTTTGAACAGAATACTTGGTACTAATATTACAAGTTGGAACCAAATTTGGTCTGCGATTTCAGGTGCAGTTACTAGAATATGGAATACAGTATCAAGTTGGTTTTCACGTGTAGTTTCAACTGTTGCTCAAAAAATGATGCAAGCATTAAGTCGCATCATTTCTGGTGGTGCTCGTTGGGTTTCAAGTATCATTTCTGCGATGAGTAGATTTGTTCAAGGCGTGGTTAGTGGTTTTGTTAGAGTTGTATCACAAGTGGCTTCTGGTATGGGTAGAGCTGTTTCCAAAGTCAGAAGTTTCTTCGGACAAATGGTATCTGCAGGATTGCATATTGCGTCGGGGATTGCAAAAGGTATTGCAAATGGTGCAAGTAGAGTTATAAATGCTGCTGCAAACATCGCTAAAAAAGCAGTTAGTGCAGCTAAAAACGTACTAGGTATTCACTCACCTTCACGTGTGTTCAGAGGTATAGGCGGATATATTTCTCAAGGTTTAGGTATTGGTATTATGGAACAAAGCAATAGTGCTATTAATGCCAGTCGTCGTTTAGCGAAAGATGTAACTAACGCATTTAGCCCTGATTTAAACACTGATTTAACATCAGACTTAACAGGTGGATTAAATAGCGATGTGAACGCACATATGAGTAAAGACGTACGCCATAGCATGCAAGAGAACAATAAACCTATCGTCAACGTGACTGTTCGCAATGAGTCAGATATACCGGCTATTAAATCTTACATTGAAGATTCCAACTCAAAAGACGCAAGTTTCGGACTATTTTAAAGGAGTGATTATTGATTGATATTACATGATGTTGAAATTTACAAAAATAAAGAACGTTTGCGTATCAGCGATAATTATTTCACTGGTACTGCGTTGAGAGTTGTTTCTTATGATGTTAAAGGTGCTGGCTATGACCGAAAATTTGATGATATTGATCGTGTTAACGGTAGATTCCACAATGCTACTAAAGAAGAAAAGAAAAGTATTTCAATGACTTTGAGATACGATGTGGAAAAGATAGCTTATGCTTCTCATTTGAAAGCAAACGTACAAGCTATGCTAAGAGGTCAATTTTATCTAAGAGAATTAGCAGCGTCTGAAAGTGAAATCAAATTCGAGAATATATTTGAACCTAAGGAACAATCTTTTGAACTAGAATATGTTGACGGCAGGCAGATACTTGTTGGCTTAGTTAATGAAGTGTCGTTTGATACTACTAAAACGTCAGGTGAATTCACTCTAGATTTTGAAACGATTGAATTACCTTACTTTGAGAGTATTGGTTATAGTACTGATTTAGAAAAAGAGGATGGTAATTTGGATAAATGGGGCATTCCTGATAAAAACCCATTCAATACATCTCACGAAGAACGTAGATACACATTCTATGACACTAAAGTCGGCGATGTATATTACGGTGGTACAGCTGAAATCAACCAATTTAACCAAGATAGCGTAGTAGAAATGGTATTAGGAGAAAACATCAGTAAAAATGATAGCGACGGGTTCAACTTCTATATGACACACAGTGACATTATGAAGATAAGCGGATTAGAATTGAGAGCCGGTGATGTTATCAAATTTGACGGCATTCATGTATATCGTAATAATTTACGTATTGATGATTACAACAAGACGAAGCAACAACCTGTGTTAATGCCTGGTTGGAATACTTTCCATACTACTAAGAAACTTCAAAAAATCACGTTTAAACATAAAAGATATTACTTGTAAGGAGGTTGCTTAATTGCCAATTTTATTAAAAACGTTACAGGGCATTGGGCAATCCCTACCTGTAGAAACAAAATTAAACGAGAAATTAAATGAAGATGGCTCCTTAGAAATAGAAATGGTAGAAAACAAAGCTACATTTGACGCTATAGGGGCTATTACTAAAATGTGGACGATTACAGGTGTTGGTGGTGCTGATGACCTAAACGAATACCGTATCGTTATGTTAGACAAAACAACTGTAGGTCAAAAGGAAAAGTTAACAATCAAAGCGCGTCCTGTCGAATTAGATGACCTAAACAATTTAAGAGTGTACGAAGTATATAACGGTAGTTTTACAGGAAAAAGTTACTTTGATTTAGTTTTTAAAGATACCGGTTATAAGTATGAATTACACGCTAAGGTTTCATCTTCCAAATTTGAAAATCTAGGTAACCACGATACCAATTTAGAATTATTCAAAAAAGGTTTGGAAAGATATAACTTAGAATATGAATATAACGCCAAAACAAAGACGTTTCATTTATATGATATTGTTCAAAGAAAAGCTAACTATTACATTAAAGCAGGTGTCAATGCTAATAATGTAAAAGTCCAAGAAGATGCTTCTAAGTGTTACACATACATTAGAGGTTATGGTGGCTTTGATGAGCAACAAACTTTCAACGAAGCCAGCTTGCAATATGAGTATACACACCCCTTAGCTGACTTAATAGGCAAACGTCATGCGCCACCTGTTGTAGATGGACGCATAACTAAAGGGGATACACTCAAAAAAGCTATGGAGTTAGTTATACAAGAGAGTTTAAAAACATCTGTAACACTAGACTTCATTTCTTTGCAAAAACACTTTAAAGAAGCAGTACCTAGAGTTGGGGATATTGTTAATGTAATCGATGACTTAATAGGGTTAAATGAGTTTGTTAGAATTATCGAAATCACTACACAACGAGATATTAACAACAAGATTATCAAACAAGACGTAGTACTTGGGGAATTCAGATTACAAGATAGATATATGAAAGCAGTAAATACTGCTGCAAATTATGTTAAAGCTATCAAGTCTAACAAATCTGATCCAGCTAAAGACTTAAGGATGATTCAAGCTCAAAACAACGCAAATACTAAGACTGCACAAGATTTACAGAAGAAAACCGATGAAATAAAAAGAAGATTAGAAAGCGCGCATGCTAAGAGCGTTACAACTGCAAACGGTACTATTGTTCACGACTTTACACCTAAATCTAAGATTAGGAAAGTTAAAACAATAGGTACTATTGGAGATTCTGTCGCTAAAGGTACTGGTGCTAAAACTAACTTTACTCAAATGTTAGCTAAGAAGATAAAGGCTAAATCAACAAACTTAGCTGTTAGTGGTGCGACAATGAGCACAAACAAAGATAATAGCATTTATGAACAAGCGACCAAAATTAAAGCTGATTTAATCATTGTTCAAGGTACAGATGACGACTGGACAAACGATATTAAGATAGGCACTGATAAAACGGATACTAAAACGTTTTACGGTGCCTTTTATAGTGCTATCACTAAAATCAAGAGTAATAACCCTAACTCTAAAATAATTGTTATGACACCCACTAAACAATGTTATATAAAAGACGGCAAAACCGTAAGAAAAGACACTACTAAGAACGATTTAGGTCACACTTTAGCTGATTATGTAGATGTTCAAATAGACGCTTGTAACGAACTGGATATACCTGTGTATGACGCTTATCATTCAACACAATTCAAACCCAATATACCTTCGTACAGAAAATCGAGTATGCCTGACGGAGTACACCCTAATGAAAAAGGGCACGAGGTCATTATGTATGAATTGATTAAAAACTTTTATGGTTTTTATGGCTAAGGAGGTCAAAAAATTTGAAATTAGATAACTTAATTACGAAACTTCACTCGTACTTTAGTCAAAAGTTTGTAAGTCAACTAGAAAATAACTTTGAACAAATTAAATACTGGACTAATAAAAGTGATGATACTTTTAACGAGCATTTAACCACTCAAAAAAATGCGCATACAACTGATCAAATCAAACACAAAACTACAAAAGGTAAAGATGTCGTATTATCTAATCATGAAAATTATCAAGATGAACTTATTGAACATCTTGTGTTAGGTCATAACGGTGATGGCAATAACGAATTAAAAGCTAGTCACACATCAATGGACGCTCAAAGTTTCGATTCTTTACACCAACGTCTATATCACGACTTTTTAAGAGAAAGTAACGCTAGAGAAGAACTAAGAGCCGACTTAACTAAGAAAATACAACGTATTGTTAACGTTGATGACTTTGGCGGAGATCCTACAGGTCAAAAGGACAGTACGAAAGCTTTCCAAGACGCATTAGGTAACGGCAATGTACAGGTAACTATGAGTGGTGGTACTTACCTTACAACAGGTATTAAAATGCCTAACAACTCTCGTTTGGTAGGACAAGGTAAAGACATTACTACAATTAAGTTTATGGACGAAACACCTGCAGAAAATATTGGTATCACTAACTTAAAAATGAGTGGTGGAGCTGAAAACATTTCATTAGAAAGTTTTTCGTTCAACGGGAATAAGTTTAGACAAAATAAAACACTTAAAGCTACCGGTGGTTCTCGTTCATCTAACATTAGATTTGCGGGTGTAACTAATGGATATATCTATAACGTTAAATCATATGACGCTTTACTACACTGTATCGATGTAACATATGCAAATGACAATTATTACTACGAAGGCGATGGAAACAGAGTGCCTTACGCATTAGAAAGTAAGCATATTCATATTGATAATTGTGAGGTATATGGTTGCGGAGATGATGGTATCACTACCCATCACTCTCGTTACATTACAATTTCTAATTGTTATGCACATACACCAACAGGTGGAAGTAATAACAACGGTGTAGAAATTGACGATGGCTCACAATATGTGTTCTTATCAAACAACAGAACCAAAGGTAACTTCGGTGGTTTAGAAATCAAAGCACACAGTAATGCAAGTGCTGCAAGTGGTGTGTTCGTTAACGGTCACGTATCAATCGAAGATACAAGAGCTTACAACATTCGACACATCGGTCATCATAGAGCTAAAACGGACAATAAAAGTTTGACTGCTTATGACGTGGTGCTAAATAATTGCTTAGCTTTAAACCCTAAATACAATGGTGTGTATCCAGGCTCAACACCTAGAGCATTATTAATCAGTGCTTATAAAAATGTATCAGTCAATAATTTCACTGCAATTGGTGATGATGATTTCGGAAAATTAGAAGGTGGAAAACTAGATAAAAAACAACCAGCAATAGCCATCCAATTCATGTCCGAAAACATCTCGCTTAATAATATTAATGTGCGTAACTTTAAAAATGCAGAAGTAGATATTAGATTATTTGGCGGAGATAATAGACCTTCAAGAGTTATTTTAAACAATATCAATATTTGGAATTCATCTAACAATATCGGTATCGGTGTTGGAAGTAAAATATACGATACTAAAATAACTAATTGTAACTTACACGGTAATGGTTCGGGCATAGGATTACGTTTGACAAATAACCACGCTATGATTAGTGGTATCACAGCAAACAATTATTCAACACCTGCATGGATAGCCGGCGAAAAATACGACACACCTCCTACAGTTGGAAAAGGTGGTGCTAGTATAGCGTCTACAGGAAGTGCAGGCGTAGCTAATGCTAGTGCAGTTATTGCGTCAACAGGTGGTTCGAAAGCATACAGTAATCGTAGCTTTGTATTAGGTTCTGGTGCTAACTCCAAATCTTATGGATCACGTAGTGGTATTATCAACTCGTTAAATTCAGAAACAGACAAGTCAGGACACACACAATTAATTCTTAATAGTAATCGTGTTAAGTCACCTGGTAACTATCATGTTGTCGCTGGATATGGTTCTAGTGGTAATGCTTCTACATCTAACATTAAATTTGATTTAAGCACTTATTCAGGAAACTTAACTTTAGCCGGTCAACTTAAACAAGATAGTGCCGATATCGCAGAGTTATTTGAGTCACAAAATGGATTAGCAATCGATTTAGGAACTATCGTTACATTAGACGGCGATAAGATAAGAAAAGCGCAACCTAATGACACACCAATTGGCGTTATATCTGGAACTGCTGCATTGGTAGCAAATGAAAAAACATTCCACCATAAAGATAGATTTTTAAAAAATGAGTATGGAGTAACGATTACAAACAGAAAACAAGTTGAATTTGTAGACGATGAAGGAAATGTTTCTTTCGAATGGCGTGACATACCAGTAGAAAACCCTGAATATAACGACAAAATCGATTATCAATCACGTTCAGAACGACCTGAATGGAATGTAGTCGGATTATTAGGTCAAATCTACACGAACATTGAAAAAGACGTTATACCAGGCGACTATATCAACGGTAGAGCAGGTGTAGGATATAAAGATAATGTGAATGGTAAAGGTCGTGTCATGAAAATAACTTCTGAATACACTGAAGAACGTGGATGTGCAATAGCATTAGTATTGTGGGGTGCTAAATAATGGAATTAGAAAAAGTAGGTAAACTTGATTTAAACGAAGAACCATATTTACAACCGATATCTAATAGAGGTATCGGTTTTTATAATCTCGATAAAAACACTGCTAAATTTCAATTTGTAGTACAAAAAGACAACAAACCTTTGTTAATCAGCGATAAGAATGTTAAAGGTTATGCTTTCTTTAAAGCTGCGAACGGAACAGAAGAAAAACGACCTAGTACATCAGGTGTATTAGACGTAGAATTCATTGATCCAATGAAAGGATTAATAGGTGTTACGGTACCTCAATGGTTTCTGAAAAACGTTGTCGATTCTGAAGTGTTGGGTGAAATTTACTTATCACTCAACGATGTAAACAACGTAGGAAAAGACGACACTGTTGTGTTAGGCACTTTTAAATTCACGGTACGCGACAGTCTTATCAATCAAATCGAAAGTGATATCAAAGTATCTTATATTCGAATGTTTGATGAATTGCGTTCGGAATTAGAAAAGAAAGTGCAACAACTTAAGCAAGATATAGGCGATACACAAACGTTGATTGAATCTATTAAGCAAACAGCTGAAGAATACCTCATTAAAATAAACAAGGCTCAAGCAGACGCTATTGTTTCAATTACAGACGCGTTAATATCGTCTAACCAAAGCATTGACCTAGAGAGAGAAGAAGCTTTAAGACAAATTGATGCTAAACGTGACGCTATCAAAACGGATTATGATTTAGCTTCAGATACATTCCAAAAAACTTATGATAGCAATGTGGACGCTTTTAATTCAAATGTTAATCAAGCTAACACAACAATTGATGAAAAGCTACAAATATTTAATGAAACCCTTGAAAGAGATGGCTTTACTACTCCTGAATATGTAGAAAGTAAGTTTACAGAAAAGGATTGGCAAAAATTTAAATTAACAAATGATGATGGTACTAATTTTTATGATGCCAACCTACAAATAGATTTCGACAATAACGAACAATTAATGTCTTTACCGATAGGAACTAGATATGTTGTTCTTACTTTGAACAATCCAGCTGGAACAAATAATAATGGGTGGTTAACAAAGTACAAAAGAAATGGAGATGCTGTTCTAATACAATACCAACCTTACAATTCAACTGTAATCTACCAAAAAAGATTTTATAAGAGTTGGAGCAAATGGGAACGTGTTGGTTCAGATGTTGTAGATACTGGTTGGATTGATTTACAACTAGTGAACAGTGCGTCGCCTCATAACGACTTAGTTTCCAAAGGTGGATTTACTAGTGCGTACAGAACAATCACACAGAATGGAGTTACTAAGAAAATGTTACGCATTAATGCTACAACTATCAAACATGGACAGACTATTGCACTTTTACCTAAAGAATTCGTCAAAAACTTAATGTTTTTCTCAATAAGTGCACCTAGAAACAAAAACAGCGGACGTATTTCGTTGAACACATCAGGAACAGTGAATTTTGACGCTACTGTAGATCCATCAGCGTGGACTGATACAGATTATATTTACGGTCAATATGAATGGACGGAGTGATGAAATGAAAGTAGTTTATTTATGGAAAAATGGACAAGCAATTATTGTTCACAAAAACGAAGAAGATGAATATGTTTATCCTGATGAAAAATGGACAGAGAACCAACCTCCTCAAGGTATTATCTTACCTTGCTATTATGACGGTAAACAATGGGTTGGACAAACCCAAGATGAGCTAGAAAAGATGTTGCCTGAAGTAGAAATTCCTGTTGATGACAAAGATATTGCTATAGCTAAATTAACTAGCTTAGTTGTCGATTTACAAGAAGAAGTTATGAGTTTGAAGCAGAACATCGCACTAATAACTGAAGAACAAGCAAATCAAAAATTGGGGGAAGCGTAATATGGATAAAGTAGTAATCGATTTATATAAGAAAAAATTATACACTGACGAAACTTTCAAAAAGTTTGTTAGAGTTGGTTGGATTACTCCGGAACAATTTAAAGAAACTACAGGTAAAGATTACGAACCACAAGTTAAATAGCTTGTGGTTTTTATTTTAAGTGAAGTAGGTGTTTATATGACAGAAAGTAGCCAAAGAGGGGATTACGAAAGACGTATAAAAAGATTGGAAGATAACGACGAAAAAATCTTCAACTCTTTGGAACAGATAAAAGACGGACAACACAATCAAAATTTGATTAATCAAAAAATGAATTTCACTTTGGACTCTATCAACAGAGAGAGAGAATTAGAATCTCAAAACAAAAAAGAAAATCAAAAAAACATCAAAGACATTAAAATGTGGGTTTTAGGATTGGTTGGCACTATAGCTGGTTCTTTAATCGTAGCAGTATTAAGAATGTTTTTCGGTGTTTAAAGGAGGTGAGTTACCATGTTCGGATTATTTTTAGGTGCAAGTTTTTGGGAATGTTTCTGGTTTGGTAAATGTAAATAATTGAGAAACAAAGCCGGCTTTTTAGTCGGCTTTTTATTATGCCGGAAATGAGGTGGATATATGGGATTACCTAGTCCTAAAAGAAGAAAACCTACTGCTTCGGAAGTTGCAGCATGGGCAAAAAGGATGATTGGCAGAAGAGTTGATGTAGACGGTTATTATGGCGCCCAGTGTTGGGATTTACCAAACTACATTTTCAATAGATATTGGCATTTTAAAACAACAGGAAATGCGATTGCTATGGCATGGTATAGATATCCTAAAGGCTTCAAATTCTATAGGAACACTAGAAACTTTGTTCCGAAACCTGGTGACATGGCAGTTTGGGGAAAGGGCTCCTTTAATAACGGTGTTGGGCATACTGCTGTTGTCATAGGTCCATCTACCAAAAGTTACTTTACTAGTGTGGATCAAAATTGGATTGGTGCAAATAGTTATACAGGCTCACCTGGTGCGAAAATTAAACATAGTTATAACGGTATAAGTGGGTTCGTCAGACCTCCCTACCACGCAGAAACTAAGAAACCATCGAAACCAAGTAGTACACCGTCCAAACCTTCTAATGACAACACTCCTAAAAACACAAAAGAACAAACAAAACCTATAACTAAAGAGATTACCAAAGTTTCCTATACATCATTCGCATACGATTTAGACGATGATTTGGAATATATTTATCATTACATGGTTGAAGGGCAAAAGTTGATAGGGAAGGTAAAAGGTATATATATCAAAGAGAGTACACATATGCGTTCTGTTGAAGAATTGTATTTACAACGTAATAAATATGTGAATGAAGATGAATACCCTCATGTATATATTGACCGTGAGCGTGTATGGACACCTAGACCTGATTCAGAAGAAGCACCAGAACATCCAGGTTGGCTTGTTATGGAAGTTTGCGGAGGACAAACGGATAGCAAACGCCAATTCATGCTCAATCAAATCAGAGCGTTAATCTACGGCGTTTGGTTGTTAAGTTGGAGTAAGGTGAAACTTTCTGAATCGTCAATCAAAGCAGATCCTAACATATGGCGTTCTATGAAAGATTTAATCAATTACGACTTAATCAAAAATGGTATTCCTGATGAAAGTAAATATAAAGAAGTCGAGAAGAAAATTATCGGTTTATATTTGAAAAGAGATAAATTACTTACAGAAACAATTACTACAACAACTACAAAGACAAAGATAAAAATTAAACCTAAAACTTCGGTCGACAATCCTTCACAGAACGATAAGTCGACAGGTAAAACGACAAACAGAACTTCAAATAAACCTCGTGTAGTTGTAGAGAAAAGTAAATATACTTTCCAACAAGCGCTTAATGCACAAATGGCTCATGGCATGCCTCAAAAATCTTATAGTTGGGGTTGGGGTAATGCTTCTAGGTCACAAACAAGTAAGTATATGAATCCTAACACTATATGGAATAGTTCAACTCAACGCTATCAAATGCTAGATTTAGGAAAATATCAAGGTATATCAGTAAGTAAGTTGAATAAGATACTTAAAGGTAAAGGCACTTTATCTGGACAAGGTAAAGCTTTTGCAGACGGTTGTAAGAAGTACAATGTAAATGAAATTTACTTAATCGCTCACGCTTTCTTAGAGAGTGGATATGGCCGTAGTAACTTTGCTAGTGGACGTTATGGTATCTACAACTACTTTGGTATTGCAGCTTACGACAACAACCCTAACGCTTCTATAGGATACGCTAGACGTCAAGGGTGGACGAGTCCACGTAATGGTATTATAGGTGGCGCTAAGTTCGTTAGGAAACAATACTTTAACAAAGGTAAAAACACATTATACAGAATGCGTTGGAATCCTAGCAATCCAGGTCGTATGCAATATGCTACTGCTATCGAATGGTGTAATTTCCAAGCATCAACCATTAGTAAATTATACAAAACAGTTGGTACAAAAGGTATGTACTACATTCGAGATAAATATAGATAACAAGGCTACTCACTGACGGTGGGTAGCCTTTAATAATTGAAGGGTGGTTTCTAATGTTAATAAATGTACTTAATTTAAATGACTCACAAGACGGCAATCGCATTAAACAAGGTGACTTATCGCACATGCGATACATCTTGTCTGACAATAACAACGAAGACTTAAAATTAGAAGGATTGCCTGCAAAAGTTTTTCTCACTGACAGTACAGGTGTCAAATATATCTACGACACTACAGTTAGGCAATATGACAATGCCTATGTGTGTGATGTTGTAATCAATCAAATTATCCCTGCAAACACGTATTCATTAGAAATATGGGTGGATAACAAGTATGTATTCCCGTCCGACAATAAAGCGAAAATTCAAGTAACAGAGAGTGTGATTGGTAGGCAATTGATCAATACACAAAATCATGATTTATGGCAAGAAATGATTGAATACGGTGTAAAAAACGGATTAATTAAGAATCAAACTGAAAGCGAAGAAAATTTTGTTATTGGAGAGAACGCCCCTAATGACACAACTAAAATTTGGATTGATACTACTGGAGGTAATGAATAATGAAAGCTATACCTAAAATTTTCGACAAAGAAAAAGGGCAATGGATTGAACTAATGGCTAAACCTATCGCCGAAGAAGTAGTTAAGATAATGAAAGAGGATTGGTTATCTAATAAGAAAACAATTGACTATTGGTTATTACAATATACAGAGGGTGTAGTTGAGCCTATACAAGTTGCTATATTTACTGACGGCAATGAAGTCGATGAAATCTTAAAAAGTAACTTAGAATGGATGTTTAATGGTTATGTATCTAATCTAGAAAACAAAAAGCTCTTTAATTTACAAGATTTTATAAACTATTGTTACAGCACTAAAACAGAGTTGCCTAAACAGTTCAAAGTCAACGCTATTGTAAAATTCGATAGTTTAGACGAACCTATTAAATTACAAGAGATAGATAATATCACGACTAATCCTGATGTTTTAGGCATATTAGATGAAACTTCTGAAGGATCTATAGAGGTTAAATATATCTATAATGATCATTCTATCGAAGATAAAAAGTTAATAAAAGAGAATAAATAAAATCGAGTCAACGCAATGCGTTGGCTTTTTAATTTATCTAAAAGGAGATATGAGTATGAAAACAGATGTAGGTTCAATTGTAAGAACAATCGTATTTATTTTAGCTTGGGTTAACCAATTTTTAGCTACGAAACATATTTCACCTATTCCGGTAGACGAAGTGACTATCAGTTCTATTATTACTGGTGCAATTTCTTTGTGGACTTGGTGGAAAAACAATAATTTCTCTCACGCAGCACAAAAAGGACAACAAAAATTGCATGAAGTTAAAGCAGGTACAGAAAACACAAATGGTAAAGCACCAATTGGAGGTAATGATTAATGACAAATAAAACTAGAAGTCAAGCGCATGCTTATTTAGACAGGTTAAAAGGTTATTGGTGGGATTTCGACGGTGTTTATGGCGCACAATGTTTTGATTTAGCCAATCAATATTGGTACTACGTAACAGGTCATACTTTAAGTGGTATGTACGCTAAAGATATACCTTTTGTTAATGATTTTAACGGATACGCGAATGTTGTAAAAAATTATAACTCTTATATTCCTAAAAAAGGTACTTTAGTTGTTTTTCCTTACGAATATGGTAACGGATGTGGTCATGTTGCTATTATAGAAAGTGCTACTCAAAATTATTTCTATAGTTTGGATCAAAATTGGTATGGCGGGGCAAGAAATAATCCGCCAGAGGTTGCTCAAACAATATACCACGAATATCACCCTGATATGTATTTTGTAGAACCTCTGTATTCTAAAGAAACAAAAGTAAGTAAAATTAAAGCAAAAACAACTAAACCTAAACCTGTAAAAAAAGTTAAAAAAAGAAAAGTGATGATCGTTGCTGGTCATGGGTATAATGATCCTGGTGCTATTGGTAATGGTTATAACGAACGTGATTTTATAAGAAAAAACATTGTTGATAATGTATCAAAATATTTGAAAGATGCAGGACATACTGTTGGTATATATGGAAAAAAGCAAGATATGTATCAGGATACAGCCTATGGAGTAAGAGTCGGTAATCACAGAGATTATGGCTTATATTGGGTAAAATCTCAAGGATATGATACTGTTATTGAATTTCATTTAGATAGTGCAGGTCCTAAAGCTACAGGTGGACATACAATCATTCCAGCCGGTTATCCTGCTAATATAACGGATAAAAACATCCAAGCAGCACTAAAACAAAGTGTTGGTACTATAAGAGGGATAACTCAACGTAACGACTTATTAAACTGTAATGTTGCTAATGATATTGGTATAGACTATAGACTTGTTGAATTGGGGTTCATTACTTCATATAAAGATATGAAGTATATTAATGAAAATATAAAACCTTTCACAAAGTCAATAGCAAGCGCTATTAACGGCAAGCCAATTGGAGGTACAAGTGCAGGTAAAGTTAAAAGTGTAAAAAAAACATGGGATTGGAAAGGTAGATTTTATCCGAACACAACAATTAAAGTTAGAAAAAAACCCAACGGCGAAATTGTAGAAAAAGGTTCTTGGTTGTACGGAAAAGACGATTGGGTAGATATTGTTCAATTATACAAAGACACTAAGAAAAAATTATGGTGGGGTAAATTCAAATATCCAACCAATCCTAGTTCTGGTTATTTTTATTGTGCTTTAGGTGAAATCACCGACAAACAAGAACGAATAAAAAAAGAAAAGAAATTATATGGAAAGATAAAGTGGCAGTGACTGTATTAAGCGGGGGAACCCGCTTTTTTACATAAAAAGTGGTATACTTACCACAAGGTGATTAATATGAAAATAATAAATAATAATTTTACATTTCACAAAGGTAAAAATTGGATAAATTTAAGTGGGCTACCAAGGAAGAAAACAAAAAGAGGCGAACAAATTATTTGGAAAAATTCCATAGGTTATAATGTGAATTATTTTTTTGAAGGTATCAGTGGAGATATAAAAATATTAGACTCTTACAGGAAAAATGATGAAAGATATTTAAAAGTGGAAGTAAAAAACGAAACATATGAAATACGTTCATCTAACTTCAAAAATTGCGAAATAAAGAAAATTGTGACTGATGGTTATAAACATAATTTAGGATTTATTATAAATGGTTGTAAAGTAATTGGTAAAAGACTTAATCCAAGAAGTAAAGAAAGAGAATATAAAATGTTGTGTCTAAATACAAACTTGACATTTTATAGAAGAGAATCAAGAATAGATGTCGGTGCGCCAAGTCCATACATTAGCGGTAAATATGTTTATGAAGGAAATTGGTTATACAACGAAAAAAATGTTTTACCTTTTTTAAAAGATGTTAATGATGCAAAAAAATATACAAAGTTCTCAAGGAGAGAAATAAATTGCGTTTGCCCTAATTGTAAAACTGAAAAAACAACGCCTGTTAATAACTTGGTCCAACAAGGTTTCTTTTGCCACGTATGTTCTACTAACATATCATATCCAGAAAAATTAATGATTGCTTTATTAAATGAAAATAGTGTAGTTTTTGAATATCAAAAAATATTCCAAGATCTTAAACCCAAAAGATTTGATTTTTACTTACCAGAATATAATTTAGTTATAGAAACCCATGGAAAGCAACATTATAAAGAAAACGAAATTTGGTATAGAAAATCTAAGGAATCTGATGTTGTAAAAATGAGTTATTGCAAAAAGAAAAACATAAAATATGTTGAAGTGGATTGCAGTTTATCTGATTACAACTTTATAATGAATAACATTAATAAAACTGAATTGAAACATGTACTAAAATTATATGACAAAGAAAATATAATAAAAAGAATAAAAGAATTAGAGCAAATAAAAGATGTGGATGAAATAATTAAACTATACAAGAATGGTAGAAACCTTACATATATCAGTCGAAATGTTGGATTAACCAAATGGAAAATAGAGGGGCTATTGAAACGTCTGGGATATATTGCACGCTAATTCATATCGGGTTATAAGTATATTAAATACACTGGAAATGATATAATTGAATTACCACGTCATTATACAAGGGTAGTCGCTATGGCTACCCTCTTATAAATTATAATTATGTCTATAATATGTAGATGTTAGATTGATATTAAAAAACATAGTTTAACACTACATTGGTTACACGGTCTGTGCTACAATTAAATTACATACAATTTAATCTTTTTTTACTCCTTTATAAATTTTGCTACCACGTTCTTTATGAGCGTGGTTATTTTTACGGAAGTATACACATTAAATATTAAT